TTATTGCTTGGGCGGCAGTGGCAGCTATCAAGTCCGTGTGGTGAGGGGTTGAAATGGCTCTTGTAGACGACATTTTCAAGTCCATACCGCTTGAAATCCTGACAGACTTCGGTCAGGACATCACGCTGGTCAAGACTGTCACGCCTCGTTTTTACGATCCAAGCACTGGAGATGTAAATGGGGCGGACAAAACCGTAACGACCAAAGGCTTTATCGGCAGCGTATCGAGCCGTGAATCTGACGGGTTGTACCAAACAACTGACGTAAAGGTCACCGTCAGCGGCGACGATCTGGACAATTACTACCCGACTCAAGCTGACCGCATCCGTTACAAGCAGGGTGGAACGACACGCGAAGCCAAGATTTTGAATGTGACGACGTATCGGGGTGAAGACCCGCTTCTCCACATCATCATTGCGAGGCCGCAGTAATGGCAAGCAGGCGTCAACAGGTTAGTCAGTTACCGATTGACATTCGAGAGCTTATTAATACAGCTGCTCGTTTTGCTGCTGTTGAGATTATGAATGATCTTGCTGAAGCAGGGCCTGAATGGAGTGGCAAGTTTCAGGATAGCTGGGTTGCGATTCCTGTTGGCAGGGGGGCGTCCGGTTCAACGGGGGGTGGTTATCCATACACGTTAAACGACGTTCCAAAGCTGTCTGCCTCGATCAAAGAAACAGCACGAGTCAAAAAGTTTGAGATTGTGAATACGCAGCCTTATGCAGCAATAGCGCTTGATTTGGAAGAAGGTAAATTTATTAAAATTGGGCGTCCAGCTGGCGATGTTGTGGCCAAAGGTACTCGTTCAAACGGAATACGAGGCAATGTTTCTGGTGATGGCGGCGCTGAGAGTACAGCTCCTTTGGACTGGTACACCAGTTACATAAACGGTGGTGCCATGGCAAGAGCTTTAGAAAGAGGCGTAACCTTTAGTTTTAGGAGCAAGCGATGAGATACCAAGAGATTCGCGCCGCTATTGAGGGTCCAGTTCAAACAGCATTTAAGGCTTTAACCCCTGCTGTGCCAGTATTTTTTGATGGGATTACTGCCGCTCCCGCAAACGCAACCACGGAGTACGTTCGAGTGAATCTTGCCTTTGGTCTGACGACAGAGGTAACGCTAACAAGTAATCTTGATTTTGCCCGCGGCAGTGTAGTTATTCGTGTTTACAGTGAAAAAGGAAAAGGGCCTGCCAGAAATCAAACTTTATTGAATACTGCAGTAACGACTCTGACAAGTTTGTCGGCCTCTACGCAAGACGATTCAGGGATTTATTTGCGCCCTGGAGCAATAAACGGCCCGACATTTTCGGCAGAAGAAGCAAGTCCGCATTTTGTGGGACGAATCGACACGTCGTTTATTGCAGAGGATCGCGGTTAGATGTTTTGTTGCCTACGCGCTAAGCTGTATATGTCCGGGTTCCGCCCGTAAAGTCCACCATTCTCCGTTTTACGAATGGCTACCGTCCTTTCGGGCACCTCTGGAGCCCTTTATTACAAGCCTGCTGGCACTTCCGGTACTTTCAAGGCTGCTGATGTCACCAACGCCAGTGACACCATCAATGTTGGCGCTTACCTGAACTTCAAGGTAAACGACAAAGTTGTCTTTGGTGCTGGCGGTGGCACGCTGCCTGGTGGTCTGACCGCAGGCACTGCTGTTTTCATCAAGACTTACACCGCTTCCACAGGTGCCGCCACTTTTAGCTCAACTGCTGGCGGTTCTGTTCTTAGCTTGACCAGTGACGGAACTGACGGCACTAGCGACTTCACCATCAAGTTTGATGAGTTTCAGTCAGTCGCAAACGTTCGGTCTTGGACGTTTGAGGTGACCCGTGAAGAGATCGACACCACCAGCATCGGTGTAACGCTCGGACAGACTGCTCCGTTCCGTACTTTCATTTCTGGCTTTGCCGATGGTTCCGGCTCTGCTGAGGTGTACTTCACCGATGATGACAGCGGCATTTCGGCTCGCTTGATTGAAGACGTGACCCAGCGTTTGCAGTCTGGCGCTACGTTCAAGCTGTATATGGACGCAGTGTTGTCTTCTGGAACGCCAGACGACACCAAGAGCCGCTCGATTGAAGTTGAAGCTGTTCTGACTTCAGCTAGCTTCTCCGTCAACCCGGATGACGCCCAAACTGTGTCGGTTAGTTTCCGCCCAACAACTGCTCCTACGTTCGACTTCAGCAAAAGCTGATTAGCTTACAGCGACGCAAGCTCCCGGCATTTGTCGGGGGCTTTTTTAATGCTAATGTAGTAGCACAATCAAACGGATATTCATGGCACTTCGCGCCATTGATCGCCTCAAGAAAGCCGCAAATCTCGAGGCAGTCAAAAGGGTTGTTGAGCTTTCAGACGGCACTGAGTTTGAAATGTGGGTAACGCCGTTAACGATGGCGGAACGCGAACGCGCTCAAAAACGTGCTGGATCGGATGACGCCAATGCGTTTGCGCTCCAACTGCTGATTGCAAAGGCTCAAGATGAAATGGGCAACGCTCTGTTTGTTGCTGGTGAGATTGACGTCCTTAAGAACGAAGTGAAGGACAAGGATCTTCAAGCCTTGATGCTGGCAATTTTGACTGACGACGAAAAAGAGGCAATCGACCCAAAATCCTGAGCGCTGAGCTTCGGAAGGACAACTGGCTCATGCTTCAGTTTGGCGTAGCCAAGGAACTAGGCATGAGCTTAACGGAGCTTAGGGCGACGATGACAGCAGAAGAGATCATCGGCTGGAGTGCGTATTTTCAGGTGATCAACGAGGATCAAGAGAAGGAGTTAGCAAAGGCGAAGCGGCGCAGGTAAAGTGTTGATAGTGCAGCGTCGTTCAAGCTTTGGCTGGGTCCTATCAGGCGAAGATCGACGTAATCATCGGTGGCCTTAGAGAGGTTGCCGCGCTTGAAGGACGGCTGGAGTCACTTCAGTCCACCATTAATGCGATTAACAAAGCTCCCGTTGATTTAAATGTAGGCGGAAGAGGAAAGGGAAGAGACCTTTCGGGCAAGCTTTCTAGGAATGTTAATGACCTTGTACGCAACTTTAATAACTTTGGCAAGTCTTTTTCTTCCGTAAACAAGCAGGCAGTATTGTTTGGCGACCTAATGTCGCAAACGGCGCTAAAGTCTACAGGTGAGTTCAAGAAACAAGATGTAGCTGTTAGGAACCTCGCAACAGCTTACACAACGGCGACAAGTGAGGCTGCAAGGTTTGAACGACAGCAGGTCAATTTAATTAGAACGTCTAGGAATCTTCAAACTTCTACTGAAAGAGAGATAGAGGTGTTAAGGCGTCGAGCAAAAGTTTCTAGGTTGCAAGAAAGAAGGCGTAGGGGTCAAAACCTGCAGCAAGATATTTTGCTTGGCGCAGGTTTCCCACTGTTGTTTGGCGGTGGAGTAGGCGCAGTGGCTGGCGGGCTCGGTGGAGCGTTGGCCGGAGGAGGAAGAGGAGGCTTTGGAGCGCAAGTTTTTGGAAGCGCTATTGGTCAACAATTTGATGCTCTTGTAGCAAAAGCTGTCAATCTTGGAAAAGCACTTAATCCGCTAACTTTTGATCTTGAGGCAGTCGCAAGTGCTACTGGAATCGCAGGAACCGAAACTGTTCAGTTTTTAAAAAACATTGAAAGGTATGCAGGAGCAGCAGAGGCTGCACGTTTAGCAACACAGCTTTTGGAGACTCGCATAGGAAAAGAAGGAAGACAAGCTCTTCAAGATTTTGGCAAAGCTGCTCAGGATCTTGGAAATGATTTGAGCACTATTTTTACGCAGGTATTAGCAAATATCGTCAAAGTTGCAGGGCCTCTCTTGGAGGGGCTGGTTAAATTTTCTGGGCGAGTAGCAGATGTTGGAGCATTTAAGGCCCGAACTGATCTTGAGGGAACCGACAAGCTGGCTCAAGACATTCTCAACGCTAATCTTGGCAAAACAGGAACAGGCGGGCTGGGTGTAAGCAGTATTGGCGCCAGTGGAATCAAAGTGAGAGCAAGAAAGTTGTTAGGGCCAGATGCTGACTTAAGCGATAAAGCTCTTCGTGAGTTTGCCGTTCAAAGGGCTGAAAGTTCTCAAAAAGAACTTGAATCGTCCGTATTGGACGAGATAAAGCAGCTTTCTGCCCAACTAACGCCACCTTCAGCGGAAGACAAAACTGCTGAGCGGCTTGCCGAAAGGACTAGGGAGCAAAATGCAGCAGCTGTAAACAGGCTTGCAATTTCAAAAGCTGAGCTTGCTATAGCTCAGGAAGGCAGTGAGCTTTCAAGGATTGAGCTTGAATTTGATTTAAAACGCACAAAATTGCAGCAAGAATATACCAAGTTGATCTCTAAAGCCTTGTCCGACCAAGAGAAGGAGACGCTTAGAAAAGCGCAAAAACTTGATCTTGAGCTTCTAAGTGTTGAGCAAAACGAGGCCATTAGTGGCCACATGCGTGATCAGTTTGAATCCGCTATGCAGCTAAATAACGAGCTTTTGCAAATCCTTCCGCAAACCACTGAACTTAGCGATGAATTTAAATCTTTAGCCAACACTATTAACAACGAAATTGTCAGCGGAATTGAAGGAATGATTGCTGGAACAAAAACCTTAGGTCAGGTTGCTAGCAACATTCTTAAAAAGATTGCTAGCCAAATGCTTCAGACCGCGATCATGGGTCCGCAAGGTTCTAGTGGAATTGTCGGAACAATTTTTCAAGCACTTGGCTTTGGTTCAAGCCCTCTTCAAGGTTTTGCTCCTGAAATTAAAACCCGTAACATTAAATTTTTTGCAAACGGCGGCCGTCCGCCTGTTGGTCGTCCGTCAGTTGTAGGAGAACGCGGACCTGAGTTATTTGTTCCGCGTTCTACTGGAACGATCGTTCCAAACCATGCAATGGGCGGCGCTACCGTGAACGTGTCTGTTGATGCTTCTGGATCGTCTGTTGAAGGCGATGCCGACCAAGCTGGACAACTCGGCAAGGCTATCGGCGTCGCGGTACAACAGGAACTGATCAAGCAAAAACGTCCTGGAGGCTTGCTCGCTGTCTAATGGCTAATTTCCCAGACTTTGATCCCGCACCGGGACTAACTAAATCCAGCGCACCAACTACTCGGAAGGTTCGTTTTGGAGATGGTGTGGAAAAACGGCTGAGCTTTGGCTTGAATCAAAATCTCAAGATTTTCAACTTGACCTTCAATGTGTCCGAGTCTGAATCAGACACGATTGAAGCGTTCTTGGATGCACGCGCTGCTGATGCAGATTCGTTTAGCTATACAGCACCCGGCGAGTCAAGCGCATCTAAGTTTGTTTGTGAAGAATGGAGCAAGTCGATTCCGTTCAATGATCGTGCCACGATCCAAGCAACTTTCCGTCAAGTCCCTGAATCGTAATGGCAGTAGCAGTTTGGTCTGGTAGCACTGCATTTTCAGTTGGCGACATCAGACGTGCCAGCGCCCAACAGCCGTCTGGCTTGTTTTTTCGATGCACGACAGCTGGCAACTCAGCCAGTGCAGAGCCAAGCTGGCCTAACAACGTTGGCGACACCGTTACAGATGGAACCTGTGTATGGACAGCTATTGCTTCTGCATTTGAAGAGCTAGCCAAGATAAATCCAAGCGCAATCATTGAGCTATTTGAGTTGAGGTTGGACTCGGCGCTTCACGGCAGTAATGACATTTATCGCTGGCACGCAGGCACCAATGCTGATGTGACGGGCAACATCGTGTTTGGTGGTCAAACCTATGAGCGGAT